AGTGAAAACATTTGTATATTGCTTTGATGGACATTAATGAAATTAAATTACAGATAATAAAAGCTGGAGAAAAAGCCGTTACTCAGCTAGTTAAGGTTGCTCAAGAAGACATCATCAAGTATGACAAAGATGATGAGCTTGCGCCAGACAGGCTAAAGAATGCCGCGGCAACAAAGAAGCTTGCTATCTTCGATGCCTTTGAGATACTCTCTCGTATTGATGCCGAGCGCCAAGCGTTGGAAGCTCCAGTAAAACAGAATGAATCTAAAGGCGGTTTTGCAGAGAGAAGGGCAAAATAATATATACCAGATTGCGCGAGATGTAATCCCAGGCTCTGTTTTTTCTAGAAAGAACAAGGCCAAGTCTTGGGTCTATGGATATGACGAGAAGTACGATATTGTTGTCATCTCTAGAGACGGTACAATAGGAGAAATCTATAACATAGGAGGTCTATATGTAGCCTTACCATCTCAACCTAAAAAAATATATTCTAGGAGTAAAAAAGTAGCCGATCAATACTGGCATCCTTTTGAATATCCAAAAGAGTTATCTAAGATAAAATCTATATTTTCTTGGAACGATATGCCTGCTAACTTTAAAGATAAGTGGGTGGACTCTATAGAGGCAGAGTTTGATAACAGAGACAATGGTTTCTGGTTTATGAATAATGGTATTCCAACCTATATGACTGGCTCTCATTATATGTATTTGCAGTGGACAAAAATTGATGTAGGCCTTCCGGACTTTAGAGAGGCAAATAGAATATTCTTTATTTTCTGGGAGGCTTGTAAGGCTGATATTCGGTCTTTTGGAATGTGCTACCTAAAGATTAGACGTTCAGGTTTTTCTTTTATGGGTTCATCAGAGACTATAAATATTGCGACAGTGGCAAAAGACGCTAGAGTAGGAATACTCTCTAAGACGGGTGGTGATGCTAAAAAAATGTTTACAGACAAGGTGGTTCCTATTAATAGCAATCTTCCTTTTTTCTTCAAGCCGATTATGGATGGTATGGACAAGCCAAAGACTGAGCTCGCCTATCGTGTACCCGCCTCAAAGATTACTAAAAAGAACATGATCAATGTTGAGAGCGAGGACGTTGAGGGACTAGACACTACCATAGACTGGAGGAATACTTCTGACAACAGCTATGACGGAGAAAAGCTTCAACTCTTAATTCATGATGAGTCTGGTAAGTGGATGAAGCCCGATAATATTTTAAATAATTGGAGGGTAACCAAGACTTGTTTGAGGCTAGGGTCTAAGGTTATAGGTAAGTGTATGATGGGCTCTACTTCTAACGCTTTAGACAAGGGGGGTGATAACTTTAAGAAGTTATACTATGACTCTGACCTCACTAAAAGAAATCCTAACGGACAGACCAAGAGCGGTCTATACTCTTTGTTTGTGCCTATGGAGTGGAACTTTGAGGGGTATATTGACAGATACGGGATGCCCGTTCTGTATAGTCCCGATGCCCCCATAAAAGGCATAGACGGAGGAAAGATATCTATGGGTGCTATTGAGTATTGGGAGAATGAGGTTACATCATTAAAGTCTGATGCGGATGCATTAAATGAGTTTTATAGGCAGTTTCCAAGAACGGAGTCTCACGCTTTTCGAGATGAGAGCAAGGCCTCAATATTTAATCTTACAAAGATATATCAGCAGATAGACTATAACGATAGTCTGATTACCGAACATTTTATTACCCGCGGTTCTTTTCATTGGAAGAACGGAGAGAAAGACACAGAGGTTGTTTGGTCTCCTGAGAAGAACGGCAGGTTTAAAGTCTCTTGGTTGCCCCCTCGGCATCTTCAAAACAAAGTAATAAAATCTAACGGAAAGTTTTTACCAGGGAACGAGCATATTGGTTCTTTCGGTTGTGACTCTTATGATATTTCAGGCGTTGTTGGTGGTGGTGGCTCTAATGGCGCGCTACATGGAATGACAAAGTTTAATATGGACGACGCCCCTAGCAATGAGTTTTTCTTAGAGTATGTAGCTAGGCCACAAACGGCAGAGATATTCTTTGAAGAAGTTCTAATGGCTTGTGTCTTTTACGGCATGCCAGTGCTAGCTGAAAATAATAAACCTAGGCTCTTGTATCATTTTAAAAACAGAGGTTACAGAGGCTTTAGTATGAACAGGCCCGACAAGCGCTTTAACAAGCTCTCTAAGACCGAAAAGGAGCTAGGCGGGATACCCAACTCGTCAGAAGATGTAAAGCAGTCTCACGCATCCGCGGTGGAGTCCTACATAGAGAAGTATGTAGGGATAGACATCGAGGGCACATATAGAGAGAGTGGTGACATGGGCTCTATGCCCTTTGCTCGGACATTAGAGGATTGGGCAAGATTTGATATTAATAATAGAACGAAATTTGATGCCACTATTAGCTCTGGTTTAGCGTGTATGGCCAATCAAAAACACATGTATCTACCTGAGCAAAAGCAATCAAAAATAAGCGTTAACTTTGCTAGATATAATAACCGTGGCTCGTTCAGCGAACTATTACAGTAAATGAAAGAGGTAAGTATTGACATTTTGCCCTCGGGGTTTCCGAGTCAGTTTGTATCTGACGCAGAGAAGGCGACTCAAGAGTTTGGGCTCAAGATAGGACAATCCATTCAGTATGAATGGTTTAAAAGAGACAGTGGGTCTTGTAGATACTACGGTCAGTGGCGTGAGTTTAATCGTTTAAGGCTTTATGCTAGAGGCGAACAATCGGTTGCTAAATACAAAAATGAGCTTTCTGTAGATGGTGATTTAAGCTATTTAAACCTAGACTGGACACCCGTTCCTATCCTTCCAAAGTTCGTTGACATTGTTGTAAACGGAATGCAAGAGAGACAGTTTGAAATAAAAGCGTTTGCTCAAGACGCTCTTTCTGCGGAGAACAGAAACGTATTTCAAGAGAATGTAGAAACAGAAATGGTGTCAAAAGATGTTATGTCAGTAATGGCGGAAACATTTGATATTGATCCGTTTACTGTAGATCCAGCAAAACTTCCAAACGATGACGACGAGTTAGCTCTTTATATGCAGTTAAATTACAAACCAGCAATTGAAATAGCAGAAGAGCAAGCAATAAATACTCTCTTAGAAGACAATCACTATATAGACACACGAAAAAGAGTAGACTATGATTTAGCTACAATAGGTGTTGGTATAGTAAAGCAAGAATTTCTTCCTGGAGCTGGAGTTCAGGTAAGTTATGTTGACCCTGCTAATGTGGTGTATAGCTATACCGAAGACCCTCAGTTTAAAGATTGTTTTTATTGGGGAGAAATTAAAACATTACCCATAACTGAACTTATTAAAATCGACCCTAGTCTTACAACTGAAGATTTAGAAACAATATCAAAGTATAGTCAGAGTTGGTATGATTATTTTAATGTAGCCGAGCAGTATCAGAATGATATTTTCAGTAGAGACTCTGCTACTCTAATGTATTTTAATTATAAGACAACAAATAAGTTTGTTTATAAAAAGAAGGACTTAGACAATGGAAACTCTAGAGTAATAGAGAAAGACGACAACTTTAATCCGCCTGAAGAGATGATGGAGGAAGGTAACTTTACTAAAGTTGAAAAAACAATAGACGTATGGTATGAGGGAGTGATGGTTATGGGAACCAACATTATGTTGAAATGGAAAATGATGGAGAATATGGTTCGACCTCAATCTGCTTCTCAGTACGCCATGCCTAACTACGTTGCAAGCGCACCTAGAATGTACAAAGGGAACATAGAGTCCTTGGTTAGAAGAATGATTCCTTTTGCTGATTTAATTCAAGTTACGCACTTAAAGATGCAGCAAGTTATATCAAGAATAGTTCCAGACGGTGTGTTTATTGATGCCGATGGTCTTAATGAAGTTGACTTAGGGACTGGCGCAGCATATAATCCTGAAGACGCGTTGCGCTTATACTTCCAAACAGGTAGTGTTATTGGTCGTAGCTATACACAAGACGGTGAATTTAATAATGCTCGCGTTCCTATTCAACAACTAACTTCTAACTCTGGGCAATCTAAAATGGCTGCATTGATTGGCAACTACAATCACTATATGGATATGATTCGCTCAGTAACTGGTTTAAACGAAGTTAGGGATGGCTCGACACCAGATCCTAACGCTCTTGTCGGAGTTCAAAAGTTAGCCGCTTTAAATTCTAACACGGCAACTAGACATATTTTAGAGGGTAGTCTATATATAACTAGGACACTGGCGGAGGCCTTGTCGTGTAGAATCGCAGACATTATGGAGTATGCTGACTTTAAAGAAGAGTTCGCTATGCAGATAGGCAAGTATAATGTGCGTCTTTTAAAAGACATAAAAAACTTGTATATGTATGACTTTGGAGTCTTTATAGAAATGTCTCCAGACGAAGAGCAAAGAACTCAGCTAGAAGCAAATATACAAATGGCTTTGTCTAGAGATGCAATTGGCTTAGAAGATGCTATTGACATAAGAGAAATAAAAAATATTAAAGTTGCAAATCAATTATTAAAAGTTAAAAGAAATCAAAAGGCTGCTCAACAACAGCAATCAGAGATGATTAAACAACAGTCTCAAGCTCAGATAAACGCTCAGTCTCAACAGATGGCAGCACAAACATCTATGCAAAAGATACAAGCTGAAACTCAATCTAAAATACAGTATCGACAAGCTGATGTTGCTTTTGAAATAGAAAAGCTTAAGAATGAGGCAATGCTTAAGAAAGAACTGATGGCTACGGAGTTTCAATATCAAATGCAAATACAGGGCATGTCTCAAATATCAATTAATGATAGGGAAAAAAACAAAGAAGACTCTAAATCCGAACGTATAAGTCAACAGAACTCAGAACAGTCTAAGCTTATAAATCAAAGGAAAAACAATTTACCCCCCATTAAGTTTGAGTCTAACGAAGACTCTCTAGATGGCTTTGATTTTGCCGAGTTTAATCCTCGATAATATGACTGAACCAATAAAGAGAAGACGCAAAAAACACCTTAGAAATTTAGATAGAAATAAATCGGGCAGAGAAAAAACTGTATTGATGGAGTATGGGGAGGGTCAAAACAAAAAAGGAAAGACTGTGTACACGGCTAGTCCCACTATAACTTTTAAAGGAAAAGAGAAGGCTAGACCACAATCCTACGAGCAAGCCTTAGAGGCTGGAGAGGTTTATGTGTTTAAAAAGGAAAGGAGAGCAGAAAGGTTTGCTGCTGGCTCATGGAAAAAAGGAAAAGACAAACGAGATGCAATGAGGGCATATAGAAAAAAAAAGCGAGCGGAAAAAAATAAATAAATAAGTATTAACTTTGTATCAATTAAATTAAATCTATGAAAATCACAGTAAAAGAAGTCGCTGATGTCGAAGCAAAGTCAGTTCAAGAAGTTGAAAATGAATTGCTAGCTAAGCACGAAGAGGAATTTTCTCAAGAAGAAAAAGTTCCAGAAACAAATACAGTAGAGGTAGCTACTGAGGAAACTCAAGTTGCCGAACCTGAAAAAGAGAGTTCCTCACTTAAAGAGGAAGACGTTCTTTCATATATTAAAAATAGATATGATAAGCAGATTGACTCTGTAGATCAATTGTTTTCAGAAAGAGAGCAAGCTGAAGATTTACCAGAAGATGTTTCTGCTTATTTAAACTATAAAAAAGAAACAGGTCGAGGGATTAAAGACTTTATTAAATTAAATGAAGACTTTGATGACCTAGACGACAATACTCTCTTAGCGAGATATTACGCCAACAAAGAAGATGGTCTCGATAGTGATGACATTTCTTTTATGATCGAAGAAGAGTTCGGTTATGACAAAGAAATTGATGAAGAGTCAGACATTAGGCGTAAGAAGGTAGCTAAGAAAAAAGAACTTGCCAAAGCAAAGAACTTCTTTGAGGATCAAAAAGAGAAGTACAAAGCCCCTCTTGAGTCAAGCCCAGGGGTCGCTTCTACAAAAGACCAAGAAGAAATCAATGCTTACAAGGAATACCAAGCGAAGGCTTTAAATATCCAAGATGAGGAACGTAAAAAGTACGAATGGTTTCAAAAGAAGACGGACGAATACTTCAATAACGAATTCAAAGGTTTTGAGTTCAATGTTAATGATAGGGATATAGTCTACTCTCCTGCTGATGCTGCAGAAATTAAAAGCACTCAATCTGATCTTAATAACTTTATTTCAAAGTATGTTAACAAAGATGGTGTTATTGATGATGCCAAGGGATACCATAAAGCTCTAGCGATGGCGATGAACCCAGACCGAGTAGCCAAGTTCTTCTATGAGCAAGGCATGTCGGACGCTGTAGATAATGTAGCAAGAAAGTCTAAGAACATTAATATGGACATTAGGCAGACGCCACAGAATCTTAGTAAAGGAGGGTTTAACGTGAAGTCCGTAAGCACTGACTCCGGTCGTGGCTTGAGGATCCGTTCAAATAAAAATAAATGATTAAAATAAATTATTATGGCTGTAGATGCAGTTCCCGGGTTTGACTTACAACCCAGTGCCGAGCGCGTAGCGCTTGCCACGAATTATATTACTAACTTCAATTTCTTGAATCAGTATCTTCCTGATACTTATGAAAAG